CGCCACCCCCCCGGAAGCCGCCCACGCCCCCCGCGTCAAGGTCCGCGCCTGGCAGAAGGCCCGCCGCGACCTCCTGGCCCAGTACCCGGACCTGCGCGCCAAGCCGGTGCGCGAGCAGATCAAGACCGCCCACTAGACACCACTCACCCGACGAGGAGAAACCCGTGGACACACCCACCACCGCCCCCGCTGAGGACACCAGCACCCAGGAGGCCACGCCGCAGACCCCGGCCGCCACCGCACCGGCCACCCCGGCACCGGCTGACACCACCCCAGAGCAGGCCCCCACCCAGCCGCAGTCAGTGGCCGACCTGCCCGAGTGGGCGCAGAAGGAGATCCACGACGCCCGCCGCGAGGCCGCCGCCTCACGCACCAAGGCCAAGACCGCCGCCGACGACGCCAAGACCACCCTCGCCCAGCAGATCGGCAAGGCCCTAGGCATCATCACCGACGACCAGCCCGCACCCACCGTCGAGGACCTCACCGGCCAGGTCCAGGCCTCCCAGGCTGAGACGCGGGCGGCTCGAACCGAGGTCGCCGTCTACAAGGCCGCCCACACACTCAACGCCGACCCGACCGCCCTCCTGGACTCCCGGTCCTTCCTGGCCTCCCTGGAGGACGTTGACCCCACCGACTCCACCGCCGTCGCTGACGCGATCAAGACGGCTGTGGCCAACAACCCCCGGCTCGCGCTCGCCCCGGCGGCGGGCGCGACCTCCATCGACCGCCCCGGCCAGACGCACAAGGCGGCACCACCGTCGACCCTCACTGACGCAGTGAGCGACTACTACGCCAACCACTGACAGAAAGGCCAACCATGGCTCCCATCACTCTTGAGCAGGCCAAGCTCAACACCCAGGACGCGATCAACCTCAACGTCATCGACGAGTTCCGCACCAACCCCATCATGGACGCGATGGTGTTCGACCAGGTGGTTAACCCCGCCGGTGGTGGCGCCACCCTGACCTACGGATACACCCGCCTGGCCACCACCCGTGGCGCTGAGTTCCGTGCGATCAACTCCGAGTACACGCCCGAGGCCGTGACCCGTAAGCGGTTCACCGTCGACCTGAAGGTCCTGGGTGGGTCCTTCGAGATCGACCGTGTGCTGGCCAACCTCGGCCCCGCCGCGACCTCTGAGGTCACCCTCCAGATGTCCCAGGTCATCAAGGCCACTACCGCCAAGTTCGGAGACTCCGTTATCAACGGCGACTCCACCAAGGGCAACGGCTTCGACGGCCTGACCAAGGCCCTCAAGGGCTCCAAGACGGAGAACACCACCGCCTTCGACTGGTCTGGCCCCATCAACCAGGCCAAGGCCTTTGAGATTCTGACCAACGTGGACGACCTTCTGTCCACCATCGACGGGCAGGCCACCCTCCTGCTGGGTAACCGCCGCACCATCCAGCTCATCAAGGCAGCCTCCCGCTACGCCAACCAGTACGTGGAGAAGGTGGGTCCGCGTGACACCACCCTGGCCACCTATGCCGGGGCAACCCTCGTGGACGCGGGCCAGGGCGCGGGCAGCACCGCCGACGTCATCCCGGTCACCGAAGGCGTGTCCGCCCTGTATGCGGTCCGTATCGGACTCGACGGCTTCCACGCCGTGACCACCACCGGCACCCCGCTGGTGCGCACCTGGATGCCGGACTTCTCCACCGCCGGGGCCGTCAAGACCGGCGAGGTCGAGATGAGCCCGGTCGCCGTCGCCCTGAAGGCGACGAAGGCCGCCGGTGTGCTGACCCACATCAAGGTGGCGTGATGAGCGCCGTCGAGAAGATCGGTGAGCCGCTCAGGGACGCGGCCACCGATCCCAGGCCGGGGGACAACACCTCCTCCTGGCAGGACCAGCCCAAGGCGGCACCGGCCCGTAAGGCCAGCCGCACCACCAAGTAGCAGGAAGGGAGGCGACCGTGGAAACCACCACCATGTACGCCACAGCCGAGGACCTCAAGGCGGCCGGGGTTGACACCACCGACAAGGCCCTCGTCAGTCAGCGCCTGGAGATGGCGCAGATCGCGGTCGCCTCCTACCTGCGCGGCGTCATCTACGACCCGGACGACCCGCGCGTCAAGGCGGTGCTCCGGCGGGCGACCATCGCCCAGTACAGGGCCCTGGCCGACGCCGGGGTCGACCCGACCAACCCAAGCGGCGGCAAGGCCGTGGTGGCCTCCAAGTCCCTCCAGTCCGCGTCCATCACCTACGCCGGAGCAGACGCACAAGCCACACTGCTAGCCACCCTGCGAGCCGGCGGCCTGTCAGGGATCGCCCGCACCATCCTTCAACTAGCCGGACTCACCCCCACCGTGAGGGTGGTGGGCTAGACGTGGACGACCTCACCGACTTCTGGATGCACACCGTCACCGTCACCCCCGCCGACACCGCCGACGGCCAGGTCGACGAGTACGGGCGCCCCGTCAAGGCCGCCCCAGTGACCGTCACCGGCTTCGTGCAGGAGTCCACCCACTGGGTGCGAGGCCGCGACGGGGCGGACGTGCAGGCCATCGCTACCGTCACCCTCCCCCTGGACGCACCCCGCTTCGGCACCGGCTCCACCATGACCCTCCCATCAGGACAGACCGGGACCGTGTTCACCGTCGCCGTGGCAGACGGGTACGCCCTCGACCTGCCCTCCCACACCACCTACACCCTCACATAAGGACCCACCATGGGCACAGCAGTATCCGGCGGCTCATGGCGCCTGCCACAGGTCGCCGCCAACATGACCGCCGCCTCCACCAAGGCCCTCGCCCTAGGCGCCGAGGTCCTGCGGGCCGCAGCCGTCGAGCAGACCCCCGTAGACGAGGGAACCCTGCGACGCTCAGCCTCCGTCTCCGTTGACAAGGACGTCGCCGCCGTCTCCTACAACACTCCCTACGCGGTACGACAGCACGAGGAACTCGGCTACCACCACCCCAAGGGCGGCAAGGCCAAGTACCTAGAGGACGCCCTCCACGAGAACTCAGACCAGATCCGCGCCGTCATCGCCGAGCACATCCGCCGAGCAGGAGGTGGCCGATGACCACACCCCTCGACACCTGGGAACGGGCGCTACGGTCCCGCGTCGCCGCCGCCCTACCCCGCGTCACCGTCGTCATCGGGGCGCTACCGGCCAAGCCGGACCGGGCCCTGGCCGTCAAGGCCTACGCCGACCCCGTACCCGCTGACCCCGCCGACACAACCCGCCGCATCCGCTTCCAGGTCCGCACCAGACAGGACCCGGCAGCCACACCACCGACCGCTAACGCGGACGCCGAGACCGCCCAGGAGGCGCTCCTCGGCCATGGCCTGACCCTCCTGGACGGAGCCCCACAGGCACGCATCACCCACCTGTCCACCGCGACCCTCGGCCTCGACTCCGACGGCCGTGACGAACGCACAGACAACTACCTCCTACTGACCACCAGAGACTGAAAGGCACGGCCATGGCTGACACCTTCAAGACCACCACCGACGCGGGCAACCTCATGAACTCCTACGAGTACGGCGTCTGCATCGACGACGGCAAGGGCGCCGACGGCTCCCGCAACTGGCTGCCCATCCGCTTCATCTCCGCCGTAGACCCCGCCCGCACCCCCAAGACCAAGGAGGCCGCCACCTACGACGACCTCGGCGCCGACAACGCCCCCGTCGTCGGAGAGTCCTGGACCCTGTCCTTCACCGTCCAGGGACACCGCCTCAAGGACGGCTCCTACCTGCCCGAGATCGAGCGGCTCCTGGAGCTGGCCTCCCCCACCGCTATCGGCGCGAAGGCCACCGGAACGTTCCTGTGGTTCGACAAGCCCGCCGACGCCGAGGCCAAGCCCAACCCCAAGGACGCCTTTGAGGGCGACGGCTCCGTGGACATCAAGCGGCAGAACACCGACAACGACTCCATTGCCGGCTTCACCGTGACCATCACCGGCCAGGGCCCGCGCCGCCAGGTCACCAACCCGTTCAACCCCGCCACCCGGGGCTTCACCGCCAACGCGGTCTGACCACCGCCCTCCCCCTGAGCCGCTCACGGCCGGAGCCCGGCACGTCGTCGGGTGACAAACCAGGCCCGGCCGTGAGCACCCCTGACCCGACCAGGAGACACACATGCCCACTATCAACCTCGACCCCTACGCCGACGAGCCCCTCACCCTGACCATCGCAGGCCGGGAGTGGACCGTCACCCCACCCAACGCGGCTGACGGCGCCAAGATCACCGCGATCATGACTTACAGCGAGGTCGCCGCCTCCGACCCCGAGCAGATCCCCAACCTGCCCGCCTTCATCCGTCAGGCCGTGGACAGCCTCGACTCCAACGACGACCTGTACCGGCTGGCTCTGGGCCCCACCTATGACGAGATGGTGGACAGTGGGCAGGTGCCCTACGCGCTCCTCCAGGCCGCCGGGCGGGCCGCCGCCTTCTACTGGCACACCGGGTCGGTGGACAACACCGTCGGCGTCCTGGACGCCCTCCACGGCGCCACCAGCGCACCCAAGGGGGTACAGGCCCCAAAAGACTCACCACAGCCGAGGACTGGGCCCCATACGGTATCGGGGAGCCAGACGAGAACGGCTGGTACCCCGACTACCGCACGCCCCCGAAAGACCTCCGGCCACTCTCCCCGTCGGAGCAGCAGCAAGGGCAGGGGGAAGGGCAGCGGGGAGGCGTTCGGGCTGTCCTGACCTGGCGGTTCGTCCTGGAGCACTGGTGGGACGTGATGCTGCGCGCCGCCGAGCGTTTCAGGTTCGATGAGGAGGACCCGGCGGTGTGGGGCCGGTCCTGGCCGTGGATGCGTCGCCGGCTACTGACAGCCGCCGCCGACGTCATCACAAACATCATCGGCTCACACCCCCAATCATAGAGAAGGACGATCCTGTGGCACTCGACGTCGGCGAACTCGTCGCATACCTCCGCCTCAACGACTCCGACTTCCAGGCGAAGACTAGCCGCGCCACCAGCACGTGGGGCAGCCTCTCCAACTCCCTCAAGTCCGGCGCCACCACAGCCGCCGCCGCTCTCGGAGTCACCGCTGCCGCCGCTACCGGCCTGGCCGTCAACGTCGCCAAGACCGGACTGGCCTACAACGGCCTCCAGCAAAACAGTCGGGCTGCGCTCAAGACCCTGCTAGGAGGCGCTGAGCAAGCCAACGCCCAGATGGACAAGCTGGACGCCTTCGCCAAGACCAGCCCGTTCGCTAAGTCCGTCTTCATCACCGCCCAGCAGCAGCTCATCGGCTTCGGCATGGCAGCCGAGAAGGTCATCCCGACCCTCGACGCCGTCCAGAACGCCGTGGCAGCCACCGGCGGCTCCGGCCAGCAGTTGTCCGAACTCGTCTACGTCCTCGCACAGATCCAGTCCGCCGGGAAGGTCACCGCGACCGACCTCATGCAGCTGGGCCAGCGCGGTGTTGACGCCGCCACCATCGTCGGCTCCCAGATGGGCAAGACCGGCGCCGAGATCCGCGACATGATCACTAAGGGGAAGATCAGCGCGGAGGACTTCATCAGCTACCTCACCACGGGGATGGCTGAGAAGTTCGGGGGAGCCACGGCCGCTATCAAGCAGCAGTGGGACGGCGCGGCAGACCGTATCAAGGGTGCCACCCGTGACATCGGCGCAGCCATGACGCAGGTCTTCATCAACCCCGACGGCGGTGGCTACGCCGTCGAGTGGGGTAACGCCATCGCCGACGTCCTGCGGACCGTGGAGGACAAGGCCAAGACCCTGGCCTCCGTCATCGAGAACCGCATGGGGTACTCGTTCAAGTCCGTCACCGCCGACATTAAGACCCTCAACGAGTACCTGCAGCTCGTCGACCCCCAGGTTCTTGTCGACGGCTGGGACCGTCTCAAGGAGTACCGCCCCATCATCGCCGGCCTGTCCGGCGCCGTCGTGGGCCTGTCTGGCTCCGTGCTGGCCGGGGTGCCGATCCTGGGACGCTTCGCCGGGGCCTTCAACCCCGTCCTGCTGGGGATCGGGTCGATGATCGCGGCCTCGCCGCAGGCTCGTAACGCTGTCGAGCGGTTCGTGAAGGCGCTGGCCCCGGCTGCGAGTGACATGGGCAAGGCAGGTAAGGCCGCCATTGACCTCGCCATGAATGTTGGCGAGGACCTGGCCCCGGCCTTTAACGACGTGCTCCAGGCGGCCGCCCGGCTCATTAACGCCATGAGCCCGCTCGTACCGGCGTTCGTTAACGTCCTTGTTGCCGCCGAGCCGCTGGTGGAGGTGGCCGCTCAGATGGTCTCCTCCATCGCGGGCCTACCCACGCCTGTGCTGGCCGCTGCTGCCGCGATGCTGGCCTTCAACAAGGCCCTGGCCATGATGCGGGCGTCCCAGGCCGCCGGGGACATCTTCCGGGGCGTGGCCGAGGGGGCCTCACGTGTCAAGACCGTGCTTTCCGCGATCTGGTCAGTGCCCGCCGCGACCATGTCGGCGTACAACGGGGGCCTGACCCGGACATCTGCCGCCCTGGCAGGGGTCGGCCAGGCCGGGTCCGTCGCAGGGGGGCCCTGTCCGGGCTCCTGGCTGGCATCAACCCGCTTGGCCTGGCTGTCGGAGGCGCGACCGTGGCGTTCGGGCTCTTCGCTGCCGCTCAGGCCAAGGCGGCGGAGAAGACCCAGCACTTCAATGACCTGGTCGAGAAGCTGCAGGGCACGCTCAACGAGACGACCGGCGCGGTCACAAACCTCACGCTTGAGGACGTCGCTCAGGAGATCGAGCAGTCTGATATCGCAGGGGCTCTTGACAAGGCCGGGGTCTCAGCCCGGGACTTCGCAGAGGCTATCGCTGCTGGTGACGCGGCCACGGCGTCGTTTATCGACCAGGTGATGGCTGTCAACGCCGCGACAATCGAGGCCTCAGACTCGGAAGCGGTCGCCGGCCGCAAGGCTGCCGAGAACGTTAACACCAGGAAGCAGCTTCAAGAGGTTTCCCAAACCTATGCGGATGTCCTGAATAAAACCAAGGAATCGCAGGAGCGGGCTAACGCTGCCGCTGAGGCGGGCGAGCAAACAGCAGCCGGATACGTCAAGCAGCTAAAAGAAGCGAAGCAGGCCGCCGACGACCTCAACGCAGCCAACCTCTCCCTGTCCCAGCACCTCGACCGCCAGGCCGAGCTCATGGGCCGGGCGTCGGAGAAGATGGCCGAGTACGGGCAGGTCGCCGTCGGCTCCGATGGCTGGTTCGACCGTGCCACCGAGGGCGGACGCGCCTACAACGAGCAGATCCGCAACATGGTGGAGAACTACGCCGGCGTCCGCGAGCAGATGGAGAAGACCGGCGCCACCGGCGCCCAGATCCGTCAGACCTTCGCCAGTCAGCGAGAGGAGCTCATCGGCGTCCTGACGCAGATGACCGGCAACGCCGACATGGCCCGCCAGATGGCCGACCAGATCATGAAGATCGACGGGAAGACCATCCGCACCGAGGCCGAGATGGACATCGCGGCCGCTCTCAAGTCCGGTGAGGTCCTGGAGGAGAACATTGAGGACCTCCACGGCGAGATCAAGATCGGGGCCAGCACGATCCCGGCTGAGACCACCCTGGGTGAACTCATCGGGGACGTGAACCAGCTGACCGGCACCGTCGAGATCGACGGTGAGACCTACCCGGCCGATATGTCGTTCCAGCAGTTCGTCGACCAGGTGATCATGAAGAAGCCGGTTGTCGAGATCGACGGGTCCACGCTGACTGCCGAGAACGTGCTGGCCGACTTCCTCACCGGGGTCAACACCGCTACCGGGACCATGATCATCAACGGGTCCCCGGTCCCGGCGGATGAGTCCCTCACCAAGATGCTGGGCATCATCGACAACTCCGACGGCACCATCACCATCAACGGTGACGACGGGCCGGTGACCCTGGCCAAGGACTCAGTGAAGATCTCGATTGACAAGACCACCGGGGCGGTCACGATCACGGGTAACGACCAGGCATCCGGGGCGATCTCCACGATCCAGACCAACCTGAACAACCTGCACGACAAGACCGTCACGGTCCGGATCAACCAGCAGACGGTAATGACGACCGTCGGGTCTGGGCCGGGCGCTCAAAGAGCGATCATGGAGGCGGACGGCGGCTATGTCGGCCCCATCCCGGGACGTCATCGCTATGCGGCCGATGGGCTCGCTACGCGCCAGGCCGGGTTCGCCCCCGGCGGCTCGTGGATCACCTGGGCCGAGGATGAGACCAACGGCGAGTGGTACATCCCGGCGGCCTTCGAGAAGCGGCGCAGGTCTACACAGATCCTGGCTGACGCGGCCGCTCACTTCGGCCTGGCCCTGGTGGAGAAGCCCGCGAAGGGGTACGCCAACGGCTCCGGCCAGACCGTGGCGGGGCCGGTGACCGCGTCCCTGGACCCGCTGGTGCTGCGCCGCGCCCTGGACGGCATGGCCCTGTCCCTGGAGGCCGGGGGCCGTCGCTTCGAGGCGTACCTCACCGAAGTGGCTGACGACCGGATCGTCGCCGCAAGCCACATCAACAGGATATGAGGAGGGACCGATGGCCTTGGTTGGGTTCGTGGCCCGTCATACGGGCCTGCCGTCGCTGAGAATCACGTCGGCAGGCCCTGTCTACGCCGGGGACCGACTGCTCACCGTGGCGCGCTCCGGCGACGTCGTATCCGACTTGCTGGCCCCTGCCGGTGAGCCGGTCACCTACCGGCAGGGCGCCAGCCAGGTGACCTTGAGGCGGGCCACGACAAGCCCACGGTTCGCGTCTGTGGTTGGTCTGAACGGGCGCGGCCTCCACCGCTGCTGGTGGCGAGCAGACGGCGACAAGACGTCGTGGTCATCCCCCGCCTCGATCTTCACCACCGGGGCTGTCCGCTGGCCCCTGACACCCCGCCCCCGCACGGGCTCCGGCGCCCTGGTCCTGTGGCAGCCGGAGGACCGAGAGGCCATGTGGGAGCTGCTTCGCTCCCGTCAGCCTCTCGTGATCTCCTCCGGCGCCCCCGTGCTCGGCGTGCCGCCGGTGCGCGCCGTGGTCGTGACGAAGGTACAGGCGGAGCGGATCAGCCCGGAGGGCGCGATCTGGTACGACGTGGACTGGACCGAGGTGCCGCTCGACTCCCCCACCCTCCGTGGGGTCGACGGCGGTACCGGAGCCTGCCCTGTGGTGACGTGGGGCGAGTGGGACGCGGCCGACCATGCGTGGCTGAACCGGACCTACCTGGACGTGTGCCGCCTGGTGGCGGGGATGCCGTCATGAGGCCCGGACCCCCGACTGGGGCGCTGGCTGGTGGGCTGGCTGTGGGTGCGCGTGTGAGCGTGCTGCGTGCCGGGCGCGTGCTGGCTGCTGAGGTGCCGGCCGGGAAGGTGGCGCTGGAGTGGGCGGCGGACCGGGCTGTGCCTGCTCGTCTGACGTATGAGGCGCCACTGGACTGGCTGCCTCGCCACCCTATGGACCCGCTGAATCGCTTCGGCCAGCGGTCGAGCGTGTCGGTGCTGTACCGGTCCGCGACTGGTGAGGTGTGGGAGACGCCGCTAGGCGAGTACCTGCACACGAACTGGGACGCCTCTGGTGGCACGGTGACGGTGACGGCCATGGACCTGACGCAGGTGCTGGAGGACGACCCGATGGCCTGGCCCTCCTCCCCGCCGTCTGGGGCGACGGTCAGGTCGGGGTTGCAGCGGCTTGCGGGGTCTCTGCCTGTGGTCCTGGACCCGGGCGTGGAGGACTCGCCGGTGGCGGTGACCACGCAGTGGGGCAACTCCCGGACCGAGGCGGTCGCGAAACTTGCGGACTCGAAGGGCTTCGGGCTGCGGTGTGGGGCTGACGGGTGCCTGCACGCCTACCCGCTGCGTGACGCCCGCACCCGGGACGTGGTCTATGAGATGGCGGCGCTGGGTGGCGGCCGGGCGGGTAACGGCCTGCTGGGGGCGGGGCCGGGCCCCCCGGGTGGCGGGGCGCG